CACAAACGCAACAGATATTCCATTTAGATTTGTACCTTGCATGACTTCAGGATTAGCTTTTTATTTAGCACAAAAATATCAACCACAATTAGTTCAACAAATGAAACTATATTATGAAGATGAATTAGCTAGAGCATTAGCTGAAGATGGTTCAGCTTCTAGTACATTTATTACACCAAAAGCTTATTACCCAGGAACTTAATGTCTAAGTACGCAACAGGAAAACATTCAAAAGCTATCTCAGATAGATCTGGACTTGAATTTCCATATAGAGAAATGGTTAGAGAATGGAATGGTTCTTTTGTACATTATACAGAATTTGAACCTAAACAACCACAACTTGAACCTAAACCAATTGGTGGAGATGGTGTTGCTTTATTACAAGTAAGACCTGATAGAACAGAACCTGCTACAACTGTAAGAATAGTAGATAATGGTTTTGAAACATATGCTGCAGGATCAGGAATTATAAATGTATTTTCACCCGGACATGGTTTAACAGATTCAACAACATATAGATTTAGAGGACCACCAACTACTTCTGCAGGAAGTTCTTTTACTTATGCTAATCCTCAAAGTTTTGATGGTATAACAGGAGCTAATATCGCAAAAGCAACTGGATATACAATAAGAACAGGAAAATACAAAGCAGATTCAGATGGAGCTGGAACTGCTGGTAGAGATGCAAGAAGTTCTTACCTAACAGATAACTTTTTCTTTTTTACAGTTGACACAAATACTGCTACAACAGGTAGTATAAAAGGAGGAGGCTACGGTTGTTCCGTTGGGCCTGTAACAATAGAAGCATGATAAACAAAATTTGGAATTGGATAAAAAACATATTTAAACCTGAGAAACAAGATCCTCATCTTGAAATGTATGAAGAAACTGCGAAACAAAAAAAGATACGTTTAAAACATCAAGGAGATAATAAATAATGGCCGGTATAAGTTATACAACTCTAGTTACACAGATAAGAAATTACACTGAAACAGATTCTAATGTTTTAACTACAGATATTTTAGAAAATATAATTTTAAATTCTCAATATAGAATTATGAGAGATATACCTATTGATGCAGATAGACTTCAACAATCAGGTAATTTAGTTATAGGTCAAGAATCAATTAATGCTCCTGCAGGTGCATTGTTTGTAAGAGGTATACAAGTTTATGACTCTAATTCCGCTATAACAGGTGCTAATACTTGGTTAGAAAAAAAAGACGTAACCTATTTACAAGAATATGTATCTTCAACAGCTTCTGATAAAAGAGGTAAACCAAAGTATTATTCTATGTATGGAGGAGCGACTGGAGATACTGATACTACATCAGGAAGAATGTTTCTTGCACCAGTTCCTGATGATACTTACAAATTTAGAGTGCATTATAATAAAATGCCAGCCACTTTAGAGTCTGGAAATGCTACAAATTATATAAGCATGAATTTTCCAAATGGTCTATTATATTGCTGTCTATCAGAAACATATGGATTTTTAAAAGGTCCGATAGACATGTTGACACTATATGAAAATAAGTATAAACAAGAGGTACAAAAGTTTGCTAACGAACAAGTTGGTAGAAGACGAAGAGATGACTACACAGATGGTGCTATTCGAATACCAGTTAAATCAGCAAACCCATAGGAGATAAAAAATTATGGCAATAACATCAGCAATTTGTACAAGTTTCAAACAAGAAATTTTAGTAGGTACTCACAATTTTACAGCGACAAGTGGAAACACTTTTAAAATAGCTTTATTTACAAGTGATGCATCTTTAGGAGCTGGAACTACAGCTTATTCAACATCAAATGAAATTACAAATGCATCAGGAACTGCATATACTGCAGGAGGAGCTACTTTAACAAGTGTAACTCCAACTACTTCTGGTACAACTGCAATCTGTGACTTTGCAGATGTTAGTTATTCTTCAGCATCTTTTACAGCTAACGGTGCATTAATTTATAATGACACACAATCTGACAAAGCTGTGGCAGTTATCGCATTCGGTGGTGACAAAACAGTTTCTTCTGGAACTTTCACTATTCAATTTCCAACAGCAGACGCAAGTAACGCAATCATTCGTATAGCGTAAGGAGGACCTCCTTATGGCATCTACCTGGGGTAATAACACTTGGGGATCTAACGAGTGGCAAGACGATCAAATAGTCGTATCACTTACTGCACCTGAATCAGCTTCTGCTTTAGGTACACCACAATCATTTAACGTTGAAGGTTGGGGCAGACAAACTTATGGTAATTCAGGTTGGGGTGTAGAATACTCTGTTCAACCAACTGGAGTTTCTGCAACAACTTCTGTTGGAACAGTAACAGCTGCTCAATTTATATTAGCAGATCTGACTGGTGTTGAAGCAACATCTACTTTAGGTACGTTAGGAATCAGCACTCTTGTAATTCTTTCAGGTCAATCAGCATCTGTTTCTTTAGGTGATTCAGAAGAATTTAATGAAACAGGTTGGGGCAGGTTATCATGGAACCAAGCTGACTGGGGTGAAGGAGCAGATGAAACTATATCTGTATCAGGTTTTGAATTAACAGCATCTCCAGGATCTATAACCATGGGTGTTACATACCTATTAGAAATGATAGGTGAAAATCACTCTATGACTTCTAGTGTTGGAAGTCCAAATGTTTTTGGTGAAATAGGCGTTCCTATGACAGGTGTGTCTGCAACTTTTGCAACTCCAACTATGGGTTATGTAGGAACTTTAGTTGGTTGGGGTAGAGATGGTTGGGGAGATCTTTCTTGGGGAGAATCTACAAATCAAGTTATACCTTTAGTAGGTAGAGAAGCAACAGCAAGTGTTGGTTCTCCTACTTTAGGATTTGCATATGAATTATCTGGTCAAGAAGCAACAACAAGTGTTGGTAGTTTTAGTTTTGTAATTAGTCCCACAGTTAGTCTTGAAGGACAATCATCGACAGTAACTTTAGGAACACTAGGAGTTGCTTTTGGCGTAAGTACAGAACCTATAAGTGGCATAGCTGCAACAGCTAGTGTAGGAACTTTAGGATTAGAATTTGGTCCAAGCGCAATTACAGGAGTATCAGCAACAGCAAGTGTTGGAGAGCTTACAACAGGAGCTATTGAATTAATAAATATAACAGGAGTATCTGCAACTACTTCAGTAGGATCTATAGTATCAGAAATAGGTGTTCCATTAACAGGTGTTAGTGCTTCTTTCTCTGTAGGATCTATAACTACTTTATCAGACATAACCGTTGGTTTAACAACAGATGGAATAACCTCTACTGTAGGATTACTTGGAATAGAATTGTACGCAAATATTGACACAGGATCAAATACATCGTATACAGGTGTTGCAGCAGGATCAAACAGTAGTTATTCTAATGTTGCAGCAGGATCAAACAGTAGTTATTCTGATGTTGCAACAGGATCAAACAGTAGTTATTCTGATGTTGCAACAGGATCAAATACGAGTTATAGTGACGTCGCATAGGAGATAAAAAATTATGGCATCAACATACACACCTTTAGGAGTTGAGTTACAAGCAACCGGAGAAAATGCCGGAACTTGGGGAACAAAAACTAATACTAACTTACAAGTTTTCGAACAAATATCTGGCGGGTATACTACACAAGCAGTATCCGATTCTGGTGACACTACTTTATCTGTTTCTGATGGATCAACTGGTGCAACTCTTGCACATAGAATTATAGAATTTACAGGTTCACTAACTTCAGGAAGAAATGTAACAATTCCTCTTGATGTACAAAATTTTTATGTTTTAAAAAATGGAACTTCAGGTTCACAAACTGTAACATTTAAATATGCTAGTGGTACAGGAACGAGCGCTGCAGTTGCGTCTGGTAAAACTATTATTGCTTATGCTAAAGCAGACGACGGCACAAATCCAAATATAACAGCAGTTGAATTTGGTGGAGATGTTGTTGATGATACTTCACCGCAATTAGGTGGTAACTTAGATGTTAATGGAAATGATATTGTTTCGACTTCTAATGCAGATATAGATATTGTACCAAATGGAACTGGTGATGTTGTACTTGCAGCAGATACAGTAAAAGTCGGGGACAGTGGTGCAGCAGCTGTTTTATCATCAAATGGTGCTGGAACACTAACTGTAACAACAGGTGGTGCAACAGATTTAATTTTAAATACAAATAGCGGAACAAACTCTGGATCTGTTACTATTACAGATGCCGCTAATGGAGACATAACTGTAGCTCCAAATGGCACTGGTAGAGCAAAAGTAACTAATGCTACATCAAGCTCAACACAAATCGTAACTACTGATGGAAAAGGTATTGTCTTTTCCATGGTTTTCGGGTATTAATCTAGAAGGAGAATAAAAAATGGCAACACCGAATTTAGTAAATATTGCAACAATCACACCCAAAAATGCTATGGGTACTTTATCTGATACTAACAGAACTACTATGATTGATGTACCTGCAGAAACTGCAGTAAGAATTGATACAATATTATTAGCAAACATTGATGGAACTAATGCTGCAGACGTAACAGTAGAAATTAGTAATGACAATGGTTCAACTTATTATAAAATTGCAAGTACAATTTCTGTACCTGCAGATTCAACATTAGACTTAATCGCAAGACCTATCTATTTAGATGAAACAGATCTTATAGCTGTAACAGCTGGCGCTGCCAATGATATAGCTTTTCATGTTTCTTATGTAGAAATGGTTGACTAGGAGAATAAATGCCAAAAATAATTAAACCTGCAAAAGGTACTTTTACAACAGCAGATGTTACAATCGATAGTTCTGGAAGAGTTATAGCAGCTGCTTCTGGATCAGGTGGAGCGCAAGCAATGTCTTTTGATTTTGTAGGTGTAGGACCAGCAACTGGAAGTTTTGCAACAAGTCCAGCTAGTTCAACAGTGTTGGCTTACATTGGTGGGGGCGGAGCTGGATCGGGTTGTAATTCTCACGATGGTAATGCTGGTGGCGATGGAGGTGACGGTGGATATGGTTATTTTAAAACTGCCGTATCTGGAGGAACGACTTTAAACTATAACATTGGTGCTGGAGGAAATACTGGTAACGTTGCTACTACAGGAAATGCTGGAAATGCAGGTACTGCTACTACTTTAACTAACGTTGGAACTTCAAATGGTGGAGCTGGTGGAAATGGTGGATCGCCAGGGGGTGCTGGTAACGCTGGAAATGCTGGAACTGCTCCAGGAGCAGGTCTAACTATTGATACAACTCTAGGGTGGATGATTCCAACAGATACAAGTACATCTAACTTAACTAATGCTCAAGTAAATGCAGGTAAAGCTTCAGCTATTCGAGGTGCTAAATCTACTACAGCTTCTGGTAAACCTGGTTTTTTAGCGGTGTATGACGCATAGGAGAAATAAATGGCATATGTAATTTTATCAAAACAATTAGAATTAAACTCAGTTTGCAAAATAGCTGCAAACGATACTGATTTAAATAATTTAAACATTTTTCAAAATGATTATAGAGTTATTTCTATAAGTGATTCGGATTGGACTTTATTACAAAAAGATCTTTTAGTAGTAGAAAGTTCAACAGAAGATTCTGTTACATTTCAAGCCATTACTAAAGATACTACAAATGGTGTTCATTCTGAAGAAAGTTTAAGACAGAATATAACTAATTTGATTGAACAAATAAATTTATTTTTAAAAAACAATCAAAGTCATCCAGACAAAACAGAATGGGAAAGTTTTAAATCTTACATGGAGAATTTTGATTATTCTCAAATAACATTTCCAATGCATCAAACTTTTTGGGAATTTTGTGCAGACCAACCTGGTTTGCAATGGCGAAATATTTTGCAATTACCTTAAAAAAGTGTATATTCTTTTAAAAAGAATATATAATGAAAGATATCTCTAGTTTTATAAAAATATATAATAACGCTTTGCCTGAAAAATTAGCTGAAAATATTTTAGATATTTGTAAATCCCCTTACGCAATGTATGAAAAAGCTTTATTAACAACAAAAAAAGAAATTCCAAAAATAAGAAGTTGTTCTGCATGGCACTTAAACAATATTTCTAGTGAATCTAAAACCAATCAACATTTATGTAATATTTTTAAAAAGATTATTTTTCAAACAATGAAAGAATATACAAAAGAATATTCTATACAAGAGAGTAGAGATAAAATTGCTATTGAAAGTATTCAAGTTTTAAAATATGAAATTGGTGGTCATTATATTTATCACAGCGATGACAGTATGTATGACCCACGTTTTTTAAGTTTTATATATTTATTAAATGACGACTATGAGGGTGGAGAACTAGTTTTTAGGAGTTGGGAAAATAATATAGAAGAAAAAATTAAAGTTGTAAAAAACACTGTAATTATTTTTCCAAGTAATTTTATGTTTGTGCATAAAGTAAAACCAGTTACAAAAGGAACTAAATATTCAATAGTATCATGGATAAAATAAAAAATAAAATAATTAAAAATTTTATATCAGAAGATGAAAAAAATCTTCTTAAAGATTATGTTTGTTTAAAACATAAAATAAACGAGTCTAGTTTTGATATGTTTGCAGATATAACAAATGGAGCTGAAACATACTTTTATTCCGATCCTATTTTTGAAACTATTATGTTAAGAAAAAAAAATTTAATGGAAAAAGAATTAAATAAAAAATTACTACCTACTTACACTTATTGGAGAATGTACACTTATGGTGCTAAATTAAAAAAACACAAAGATAGACCAGAGTGTGAAATAAGTATTAGTCTTAATATTGGTGCAGATAAAAAGTGGCCAATATATATTAATAACAAACCATTTATTTGTAATGAAGGAGATGCTGTGTTATATTTTGGATGTGCTCAAGAACACTATAGAGAAAAATATTTAGGAGATTGGTGTGCTCAAGCTTTTATTCATTACGTTGATGCAGAAGGCCCTAATAAAAATTTACATATGGATCAAAGACAATATTTTGGATTACCTTGGAGTAAAAATTAATGAAAATAATACAAAGAGAAGATGGTGGTGGAGAATTTTTATTTGAAAAACATGAAATAAAAATATTAAACGAAAAAAAAAAACTAATATTAGATGGTGAAAGTATGGCCCACATGGTAAATACTTTAGGTAAAATTGCAGTTGAATTTGCAGCTTCAAGACCAGATCATTTAATTAATGTACAATCAAATAGTGAAAGTAAAATTAATGGAAAATAAAATTAAATTTATAACTACAGAATTAGTAGAAGATATAGAAGAAATAAAACCAATACCTGCAGGCCAACATCTGCCAGAGTGGTTTAAAAATGCACCACCAAATAAAGTTGGAGCTATAACTATAAAAGGTTGTATGCCTTTACAGGATTCAATGACCTCTGGTTATCTTTTAAGATTACCTCAAGATATGACTATTCATTTTAACGTAATGGATAAGGTAGAAAAGAAAAAAATGATTAAAATAGATTTTGCTATGGGGCAACACGATTTGAATAATCCAAGTTTTCAAAACGACCCTGAACCTCATAGTACAAATCAAGTAGGTGGACCAAAATCGTATATTGCTGAAGAAAACTCTCCAGAAGGTGTGTGTCCTATTCCTAAGATAATTAATCCATTTAAAATAATTACTCCTCCAGGATGGTCTTGTTTATTTGTACCCCCTTTTCATAGAGAAGAAGATTACTTTAAAATCTTACCTGGTATTGTAGACACTGATATCTATCCACAAGTTGTAAATTTTCCATTTACTTTTAATAGACATAAGTACCCATCTTTTATTAAAACACTTAAAAGAGGTATGCCATATGCTCAAGTAATACCTTTTAAAAGAAGTAATTGGAAAATGGAAGTTTCTTACGTAAAAGAATTAAATCGTTTATCTTTAAATTGGGCTACTAAAATTTTAAATAGATATAAAAGTATTTGGTGGAATAAAAAGAAATACAAATAATAAATTTAAATTGTTAAGCTATCGATGAATATAATTCATAAACAAAAAGAAGCTTTCTCAAAAGAGTCTTGTGATAATTTAATAAATTTTTTTGAACAAAATACTGAACTAGCTTCTGCTGGTAGAGGTGGAACAAAACCTTTAAACAATTTAGAAATTTCTGTTAAAATAGAAAATCAAGAAAGTTTTTTTGGATTAGGTTTGGCAATTGAAAAAGGTATTCAGAGTTTTTTAAATGAATATAAACTTTTTAATGAATGTCTTAGACCTTGGGGTCTGGATGTTAATGCTCAACTCTGTAAATATAAACCTAATAATTATTATAATTATATTCACTGTGAAAATGATGGCTATGCTGATAAATTAAAAAGAGTGTTTGCATGGATGATTTATTTAAATGACATAAAAGAGGGAGGAGGAACAGAGTTTATACATCAAAATATAACAATCGTTCCAAAAGCAGGAGATTTTTATATATGGCCTGCGGGTCCTTCTCATATGCACAGAGGAAAAAACGCACCTAATGAAAATAAATATATAATTACTGGATGGTTTAATTTTTTATAATGATTAAAATAGCAGTTATTGGTGCTGGCACTGTTGGTGTATTAAGTGTAATTCATTTTTTAGGATATACTGAAAACGTACAGGTGACATGTATTCATAACCCAAAGAAAAAAATATTAGGTATTGGTGAAAGTAGCACAGTGGCTATGCCTACTTTACTTTGGGAAACTTTAAACTTTAATCCTGAATTTGATGGACAAGAATTACAGTTTACTTTTAAGACTGGTGTTTATTATAAAAATTGGAGAAAAGATAGTTTTGTTAGTCCAATAATGCCTCCTTCATATGCTATACATTTTGATAATTTTAAATTAGCAGAAGTAATTTTTAAACATGTTTATCTTAAATACAAAAATAGGTTTAATGAATTAAACATAGACATTAAATCTTTAAAACAAGATAAAAATAAAGTGACTATTAATGAACAACATACCTATGACTATGTAATAGATTGTAGAGGTTTTCCTAAAGATTATAGTAATTATAAAAAAGTAAAACTTCCGATTAATCATTGTTTAGTAAACGGAGTCGAAGAACCTGGAAATTGGAATTTTACATATCATATTGCTCATAAAAATGGATGGATGTTTGGTATACCTTTAAAAAAAAGACAAGGGTTCGGTTATTTATATAATGATAACATAACTTCTAAAAATGATGCAATAAATGATTTTTCACAGTATTTTAAAAACAATTTTAATAAAGATAATTTAAGAGAATATAAATTTGAATCTTATAAAGCTAAAAACTATATTAATAATAGGATTATGTTAAATGGAAATAAAGCTCTTTTTTACGAACCCATAGAAGCAATATCTGGTTTATTCTATGACTATTTAAATAGAATTTATTTTGATCACATTTTTAAAAATGTAAGTATTAATAAATCAAATAATCTTGCTCATGATTTAGCTAAAAGATATGAAAATTTTATATCTTATATCTATCATGGTGGTAGTATGCATGAGTCAGATTTTTGGAAATATGCCTCAAATTTATGTTCTAACAATTTAAAAAATGATTTATGGTATGAAACTAAAAATGCTATTAATGAAAAAGCTACAGACCATAGAAGATGGCCTTTTTCACCTCTTGCTTGGAAAATTTTAGATCTACATCTATATAATAACAAGAACTTTAATTAAATTAGTGCTATAGTAATTATTGAATTGTGATATAATCTGATATATTACCTACTAAACAGGATTTTATATGTTACAGAAAATAGGGTTTCAACCAGGTATAAACAAACAAATTTCAGAAACTACAGCTGAAGGTCAGTGGGTAGACTGTGATAATGTTAGATTTAGATACGGAACACCTGAAAAAATAGGTGGTTGGAAGCAATTAGGAACAGACAATTTAACAGGAGCCACAAGGGGCCTTCATCATTTTGTAAATAGTCTAGGTAGAAAGTATGCTATTATAGGAACTAACTCTATTTTATATGCTTATTCAGGTGGTGTATTTTACGATATACACCCTATTAAATCT